CACTTTGGCAATATCATTCTTTAGATAGTCCGTTAACATTACAGGCCAGCATTGGTAAGGCTAATTTCAACATAAAAAATGAGTTGGCACTTGATGTTATTGCGCGTGAGATACCGAATAACATGGAGGACCAGATAGAGTACGATCCTCAAATATTTTTAAATGCACGATATGAACATTTAAACCATTCAGTTAAGTACTCAATGTCTCACATTAGTTACGAGAATCCTGTAGTAGATGGTAAATTTATAAGGCAGCACACTTTGGGTTATAGGTATGAGACAGGTGAAACAGACCTGTTACTTGAGTTGTTTTATATTAAGTCGAACGTTATCAAGCCATCTGATTACGGTCTACCGGAAACCTTGAACTGGCACGAGGGAAATTCACACGGTATGCTGGTGCATTTCGACTGGTACGCTAGTGATAGACTCTCTGTATATACCGCGCTCAATATGTTATATCTCAATTCAAATGATAAGTATGGTAGACGTGGAAAGCTGCAAGACATAGCTGAATTAATTGGTGGTGAAGCTGTTGTTCCATCTGACTTAGTTTGGACTCGCACACAGACATTAGGTGCACGATACGACATAACGAACAATTTCAGGGTCCAACTGGAATATCAGAAAACATGGGGTAATTACTCTAATAAGAAGGTGTTTGATTTTGTCAACGGTGACGCTGACAGCATTCAGGCTTTGAACGGTGAATCGTGGGATATTTTGGGTTTAAGTTTTGTATTCACAACATTTTAATAGGTTGATTTGATTGTAAATAGTATAAAAATGGACTAATATTAAATTGAAGTTCTTTCCTTGTGTTGTTTGATTGTTTGCCCGGTTCGTTACCGGGCTTTTTTATAGGTGCAATTTATGGTTGATATAAAATTAACTCGATTAACTCACAGAAACAAATCAACGCTTGGCATTCTAAGTATTGCAGATTTTGAATGCTTTACGCTCGAATTGCCTTGGATTGACAATCAGCAAAATGTTAGCTGTATTCCTGCCGGAGATTATCTTTATAAAAAACGATTCAGCCCATCGCGCAAAGCAACGGTTATTGAATTGATAGATGTGCCAGGCAGAACCCACATACAGATCCACACTGGCAACTATACTCGACAAATTAAAGGCTGTATTTTACCGGGCTTAGGCTTAAAGGATATCGACAAAGACGGGGTATTCGACGTTACAAACAGCGGATCAGCGTTTAAAAAAATCATGGCGTTATCGCCTGAAACCGGAAACATTGAGGTGATTTAATGGCTATTCCAATTCCTATTATCGGCGGGTTAATTGACGGCGTTGTCGGTATCTTTAAAGGTCGTCAAGAGCGAAAACTAACAGAGACAAAAGGCAAAATTGAACGCTTACAGAGCGCTGACGATTCGGTTGCAGAGTGGGAAAAGATTCAAGCGGAAAGCGGCAAAGCTTCGTGGAAGGACGAATATTGGACGGTTATATTGTCCATTCCTTGCGTGTTGGTGTTTTTTCCTGAAATGGTCCCACATATTGAAGCGGGTTTTGAAGCGCTTGAAACAATGCCAGTATTTTACCAATACTGGCTTGGGGTGGCTATCCTAACCAGCTTCGGAGTTAGGATTGTTAAAAGATAAATAAGAATTTCGCCACCTCGACACCATCGGGGAATAGTGAACTCGCAAAAGTTAAATCAAGGCGGCGAAATTAGTTAACCTACGATTCCTTGCTCTCTTTCAAATGCATCAACTTCCAACTCAATTGCAGTTTCTACAATCAAATCTTCCACTTTACGGCGCGCAATTAGGTGTTCATCGCCGATACTGTTAAACAGCGCGGCAAGAGCGTTTTCATTGTAATAGCCTAAGAAATGATAAGCCTGTTGCAAGCAGCACTGATAAGCGCTGCCAAGCTCGTACTGGAACACATAGGCGCAGTTGTTAAGAAGTGCGCGGCGAACGTTTTCTTCGACTTCATTGCTTAGCGTTTCAATGGCAAGATCCATATTCTTGATTGATCCGTTTTTGTTTGTGTTTGATTCGTTCATTTGTTTTCTTTTCCTGTTTTTGTTGCTGGAAATCTTTCTACTGTTTGTAGTATAAAGTCCTTGTTTTCTCGCCAGAATTTTAACGCCTTATCACCGTCCATCGCTTCGATTTCTTTATCATCAAAGTCGCCCCATTCTTTTATAAGGTGGTTCTCACATCCTATTTGTATATATTCTGCGGTATAGGTTATCGGGTAATCTTCTAAAATTAATATAGATTTTATTTCCTGACTGTTACCTGCGCACCGGGTCAAGTCAGCCCCGCTCAACTTAGCCCCGCGCAAGTTAGCCTCGCTCAAATCAGCCCCGTTCAAGTTAATATCGTTTTCCACCGCATCAATCAAGCATTCTGATACCGTTTCAAAATTGCCCGAGTGAATTACTTTATCTGTCAGCCTATTTTTTATTTCGTTCATGTTTCTTTCCTATTTGTTTGAATTGGCGAGTACATAGTAAATTAATCGTTTATAGATGCAAACAATTAGTTTAACTTTTTATCACAAATCAGCGCCGTGCAAATCAGCGCCGTGCAAATCAGCAAAAGATAAATCAACGCCGTGCAAGTTAGCCTCGCGCAAATCAGCGCCGCGCAAGTTAGCCCCGTGCAAGTTAGCCTCGCTCAAATCAGCGCCGCACAAATTAGCCTCGCGCAAATCAGCGCCGTACAAATTAGCCCCGAGCAAATCAGCCCCGTACAAATTAGCCCCGTACAAATTAGCCGCGCGCAAGTTAGCCTCGCTCAAATCAGCGCCGTGCAAATCAGCGCCGTGCAAATCAGCCTCCCACAAATCAGCGCCGTGCAAACTAGCCCCGCGCAAGTTAGCCTCGCTCAAATCAGCCCTGCGCAAATCAGCCCCGCGCAAATTTATATTGTTTTTAATAGCATTGCTAATGCAATCAGATATAGTTTCAAAATTGCCTGAGTGTATTACTTTATCTGTCAGCCTATTTTTTATTTCGTTCACGTTGTTCACCTTTCGTTTAGTTGATGAGTACATAGTAAACTAATCGTTTATAGATGTAAACAATTAGTTTTCAAATATCACAAATAAGCGTTTTTTAACTGATGATTGTAGAAATTGCCATTTTTTAAATTACTGTTTAAAAAATACGTATCTTCAAGAATGGCATTTCTAAGATCTGCATTGTTAACGTTACACCCATCTAAATAAGCACCGGTCAAATTTGCGCCAGCCAAATAGCAGTCGGACATGTCAGCTTGTTTCAAATTGCTGTAACTCAAATCGGCTTTGTAAAAATAAGCCCCTTCAAGTAGCGCACCTTCTAAACGCGCAAATTTTAAATTTGCGCCGTACAGATAAGCGCCGCGCAAATCAGCAAAAGATAAATCAACATTGTTATCTACAGCCTTGCTAATGCAGTCAGCCATAGTTTCAAATACCCCGCGCCATATAACGCTATTGTTATACCTATGCCTGATTGTAAATTTTTTATCTTTCACTTTTGCCTGTCCATGATATTTAAAATATACATACACAGTAAACAATTAGTTTATACTTGTAAACAATTAGTTTTATTTTTTATCAACTTTTTGAAGAAAATCGCTTATTTGTCGTTTTGCATCTTCGAAACCATGGCACACAATAAAGTCATGGCCGCAACTCATTAGGTATGTGCGCATTGATTTTTGATCGTCAGACAATCGTCCGCCTTTTTGCCGTTTCATTTCAATCCACAGGTTTAAATCAGGCACGAACAAATCAGGAACGCCGGGTAAAACTCCTTCAGCTTTTAACTTTGCGGCGGCAATTTTATTGCGATGCCCGCCGTTCGGAATTGCAAATATCCAGTAATTCGGGTAATTTTTGCGGAGCCAGGCTACAGTTTGCACTTGCTCGATATGCTCAGAAGGGTATGCCATATTCGAACTCCTCGCACATTGTGGGTTGTTGTAGATATTCATCTGGCACCTGCGAGCTGTATTTAGCGCAAACGTTATCAGCGCCGATATGCTCGCAATTGTCACAGCATTTGTACGGGATCTCTTTCACTGGTATTGATTCACTCATAATTAACCTCAGTTTTGTATTGGCTGCAAATCTGGCTTTATTGTCGCGTGATATATTACATTCTACGGCGTTGGCAACTCTCAACCATTCCATTGCATAAGCTTTCAATAAATGCGCTTTTGTGGAGTGGCTATGGCCTAACATCGTCTTTTTTAAATGCTTTATATCGCAGCGACTAAGCGGCAGATTCGTCCAAATCATTGAATTCTCTTTTTGTTACACGATAGAATTTACCGTCCTTTTGGTAGCGTATGACGGTTGGCGGATTGCCATTATTCAGCTTTTCGCACGTATCAGCAATATCGAATTGGCCTAAATTTAAAAGAGATCCGGCACTGGCTGCAAGAGTAGCAACGGCGACTCTTGCTTTTTGCCCCGCAAATCCACCGTGAGTGACCGGGAAATACTCAGTGATTGGCGGATCGCTCAGCGCTACACCGTAATAAGTGACCTTTATCATTACATTCCCGCTTTTCCGGCTTTGATGGGGCCGCCACATCCATTTTTTAACTTTCATTTCAGGCAAGTCGCCGCCCATGATATCAACGTTATGCAATTTTAATTTTTTACCTTCTGATTGAGGCCACTCATAGCCACAACCAGGGCACTTCATAACGGACAAATGAACTATTTCCTGGCACTCCTCGCAAACTTTTACTGGCGCTTCGCCTGCCTTTTTGCCTTTTGGCGGCGGCGGTCTTACGTTGGTAATGGGGCCATGCGTTTCAATGTTTCCGGCAAAGTCAGCAATTAAACAGTGGTTAACATGCGACTTAATCCTCATGCCACGCCCTACCATTTGAATGTATAACGCAGGGCTGGCGGTCGGTCTGAGCAATCCGATAAAATCAATATCTGGAAAATCAAAGCCAGTAGTTAAAATATCGCAATTTGTAAGCGCTCGATATTTTCCACTCTCAAAGTCTGCGATCATTTGTTCGCGTTCTTTTTTACCTATCCCACCATGCAAACAGGCCGCGCTTATTCCATGATTATTCAATTCGGCGGCTACGTGTTGAGCGTGATCAACGCCAGCACAAAAGAATAACCAGTGCTTACAATTAGCAGCTAGCTCGATTGATTCGACCACAACGGATTTATTTTTATCTGTTTTATCGACGGCTTTTTGTAACTCGGATTGAATAAACTCGCCGCCGCGCTTATGGACGCCTGAGACGTCCAGTCGGGCTTTAGTGTGCTTTGACTTGAGCTTCGATAAGTAACCTTTGTGCATTAACTCCTCGACCGTTACAGGCTCAATCAGGTCATTGAAAAGCGTGTTTTCTCCTTCGTGGATATACCCATGGCCTAGTCTGAAAGGCGTAGCAGTCAAGCCTATGACGCGCAGTTGCGGGTTTATTTTAAGTAGGTCATTAATGAAAGCGCGATAGCCTCCTTGTTGTTTGTGGCTTATCAGGTGGCATTCATCGACGATCACAAGGTCAACGTGTCCGACATCAAACGCTTTATTTCTGATTGACTGAATCCCGGCAAATGTAATCGGTTCGTTTAATTGTTTGCGACCAATCGACGCGCTATAAATACCCATCGGCGCATTAGGCCAGTGCAATCGCATTTTTTCGCCGTTTTGCTCTATTAATTCTTTCACATGAGTCAACATCAAAACGCGAGTATCAGGCCAGTTTTGAACGGCGTCCTTACATAATGCGGCGACAATATGCGATTTGCCCGCGCCCGTTGGCAATACCAGGCATGGATTGCCTTTTTTGTGCTGACCAAACCAGTTATACAGGTCTGTTATGCTGCGTTGCTGATAATCACGAAGTTTCATAAATCACCTTCGAATAAATCACCCTGACAACCAAAAACCTCGCAACTTTCACCTTGATCTATTGCGCAACCTCTTCTAATTCTCATCGCTGAAATTATATCCTCAGGTTTCGATCTTTCGTGTAGCTTTGCGATACCTTCAAGCGTAAGCTTCCCTCGGTACATCTCGGCGTTTTTAACAACCTTTGATTGATCTGCTAACTTTTGAGACTCTATCCATTGACTTTTCAACTCTGGCTCCTGAATTGCCGCCACCGCCAGCTTGTTAAGCCCTTTCTTGACGCAAAAGACGCAGTTACCCAACCAATCGTCAATCTCTAAATCAAAATGCATCCGGCACCAAAAGTTTAAAACGTCTTGTTTTTTAAAGTCACTTAGCTCAGCCATATATTTGATCCCTTTTTTCTCCCTCAGCCGCCTTGATTCATCGGCCCTTATTCCTAGCCAAGTTATATAGTTATTTCTCCCGTATCTATCATTACAAAACTTATCGTGAGGGACAGTTTTTAGCCTATCTGTACATTTACCCATGACAACCGAAGGGGACCCGTATTTTGAAATAAAAGATTCCCAGATTGATAAATCCCATCCTATTTCGTTAACGCTTAATTCTTGATACGTTACACCAACGCCATGCTCCTTGTTCACCTTGGCGCGAATACAATGAAGTTTGATTCCAAAATGATTAACTACATTTCTAACAAACTCATACGTTTTAGGGTGTTCAGCGCCAGTATCCATAAAAACATAATCGACGTCCCATCCTTCGCTTTTTCTTTTTTGCTCCATTAAATGAACAAGATACGCACTTGTGCGCCCACCGCTAAAGCTAACTACATGTTTCATAAACAAGATCCTTATTCATTTCATAATCGCCACAGCCTGAGTATTGATATTCTAGCGGGACGTTTCCATTATGTTTGTGGCATCTAAAACCATCATTTGCAGCGCTTGAATATTCGCAACTGCGGCAATTCTTTTTGATTAAACTGGCGTCTTTCTGGTGGCAAAATTTATAAGCCGCGCACCATTTGCACTCGTACCAGTCCGGCCTGGTTGATAACGGCTCAGGTAGCCGATCAGTAAATATAATTTGCTCAGCTTTTGATTTTAACTTTTGCGCCGTTTCGTCGTCGTATTTCACTCGCTCAGTATAATATCTGTCGTCGTCTTTACAGATCGCCACATACAAAGCGCGGTTGATCTGAGTGCCCAGCATGTAAACTTGCATTTGTGCGTAATGCTGCGGTTTTGACTTTTGCACGCCGTTTTTTACCAGGTCGTCAAACGATTTTTTGCTATGCGTTTTAAACTCGGCGACGTGTGGCGCGTCCGTCGACTCAGGAACGCCGGATCTGATGATCCCATCCATGGACCCGCCGAAGTGGGGTAATAGCTCAATACGGTATTGCTTTCCATCTTCTTCGGCGTCAATCACGATCCCGGCGGCGCGTAAGTCTGCAACAATTACTTCTTCTTCATTTTGACCACGCCGGAATAGTCGCAAAATGCGCCCCTCAAACTCCTCCTGAATGCACCAACGAAACGAAAGCCACAACCAACGGCGGCAGTTGTGACCTATTAAAGACGCGCCCAGATGAGGGCGCGGTTTGTTATCGGCGTTCGCTTTTACGGCGGCGTCGATTTTGTTGGCCAGGCTGTTTTGCCTTTCTGGTAGTTTCATGATTAATTCCAGTCAGTCCCGCGCTTAACTTTTGAATTTTCGCTTTTGTGTTTTCTGCTTTTTCTTTTTCTAATCTCGACTAATTTAATAGCCACTTCATTAGGTGTCATTGGTCGCATTTTATTATCCTATTGGGGCGACTAGCGCCCCGGTTGAGTTGCTTTTATCTCGCCCACGGTGGGGTTGCGCCCGGCGCTACGGCTGGCGGTTGCTGAGGCTGTTGCGGTTGTGCCGCTTGCATTGGCTGTTGTGCTTGCATTGGTTGCGCTTGAGGCATTTGCCCGCCTGCCATGGCTTTCCATGCTTTTACATCGTTAGAATCACCGTACTGATCTGATTTGCTAATGCTTAGCTTAATCTCACAGTTGCCGCCGATCAGTTGATCAGTGTCAGTTACCTCAAGGACTCCGATTGCCAGCATCAGGTTGGTTAATTGCTGTTGGCCTATGGCCTCGGCTTTTGGGTTAGGGTTACTGATGTTCAGGTTACCGAACACAACGCGCCCCTGGTGCGTTGGGCCTAAAATGTCGTATCTAACGGCGATATATTGCCCGGTTCCGGCTTTTGTGGTTTTGAGTTCAGCGCTGTTAATGGTGGATTGATACCATCCTGCAGGAAGCGGATCAAAGTTATTATCTGATTGCGGCATGTTTGCAGTGTTGAAAGATTGATTTAGTAACATTGTTTTTATTCCTCGTTTTGTTCAATTGAAAAAGATAGACGTCCAGGCTTAGCGGTAATCGCCTCGCTCAGTACATTAGTAATAGATTCGTCGGCAGCTTTCCAAACTGCGGCGTTAACGGTTGGTGACCATCGAAACAGGCTCGACAGGTGACTGGATAGTCCGTTTTCTGCGGCTATTTGCTGCAACTTGTCACTGTCCACCTTGCGAGCTATTCGCCCGGTTGCCTTAACCTGGTAGCCTTCGACATCGGCTTTTTGCGCACCTTCGCGGTTGGCGTCGAATTCCAGCGAATCGCGGATCAAGTCTTCAAGTTCGCGGCGTTCTTTCGCGGCGTTCGACTCGATTCGTTTTAATTCTTTCCAGCGTTGCAAATGATTAATCATTAGTTGATACCTCGTATCTTATTGATGATTTCACCAAGGTCTGGCGATTCCCAGTTATCCAGCTTGCCGCTACGGTCCTTTGCAGACCATAGGCCGTCCGTATCGCACATAAGCGCCCGTTGCGTATTGCCTTCGGTGTCACGTTCGACGCGAAGCGCCAGGACTTCATCAAAGAAATAAGGTAATGACTGCCCCAGCTTTGCACCCGGCATTGATGGGCTATAAAGCATCCTGCCTTGTTCGTCTGCCATTTTTTCGCACTTGCAAGAGAAATAGACGTTTTTGCCTTTCAAGTCTCTAAATGCGCGGATCAAGTCCTGCATAACTTCCATCAATGAGCCATAAGCCTGTCGGGGATCTTTCGTTTCTTTCTTTGCCTGGTTTAAAACCACTTCGGCGATCTCACTGATTGAGTCAAGCGCGATAGAATCAAACTGCGCACCATCCGGGCCATTAATGAATTCAAACGCCTTATAGATGTCGTCAGTGCCTTTTACATCAACATACGGAATGTCAGAGTCGGCAATAGACAATAAGCCGCCTTCGGCTGATATAACAACTGGATTGGGCAACGTCTTAATTAATGACGTTTTGCCCGCGCCAGCGTGGCCGTAGACTAAAATTTTAACGCCGTCAGCGTTAAGGTCTTTCGTACTTTTTAACATGTTGTTATTTCCTGTTTATGATTCGGTTCGAGTAATTCGTTTTGAATCAGTGTTGACATAATAGTTAACGTCAATTATATTGTCAACCATCAAATCACAAACGAGGCAATAAAAATGTTATCAATGCGGGAGATTAAGAAAAAGCAGTTTGAAGAACTCAATAGAGTTATTGAGTATTTTGGGACGGCTACGCGATTGGCTGAAGCTATCGGCGTAACTAAAAGCGCGGTCAGTCAATGGGTTATACGTGGCAAGATTAGCGCAACCATGGCGCGAGAGGTTGAGCGAGTCACCAACGGCGAGTTTAAAAAAGAGGAATTGAGACCGGATATTTCAAAATGGCTAAAGTAACAAGAAAGAAACTAACGAAAAAACAGCGGGCTTTATTAAAAAGCTTAAACAACCAAAACGAGTACTTAAGAGATCCAACAAGTAAGGGGAAGAAATGAAAGTATTAAACCAAACTCAGGGCGAAAACTATCACGCTTACAATGCTGATTGCATTGAAGTAGCAAAAGCATTGCCGGACAATTCAATAGGCTATAGCGTTTACTCGCCGCCCTTTGTAAGTCTTTACACGTTCTCAAATTCTGACAGGGATATGAGCAATAATACTGGTAAAGATGAATTTTTCGATCAATATCAATTTTTGATTGAAGAAAAGTTAAGGATTACAAAGCCGGGCAGATTAACAAGTGTTCATTGTATGGATATGACGACAACAAAAGGGCGCGATGGGTTTATAGGGATATACGACTTTAGCGGCGATATTATCAAAGCGCACGAAAAAGCCGGATGGATATTTCATAGCCGCGTTACTATCTGGAAAGATCCAGTTGTGGCAATGCAAAGAACAAAAGCTCTGGGGCTTTTACATAAGACAATTAAAAAAGATTCCAGTCAATCACGTCATGGCCTGCCTGATTATATTTTAACGTTTCGCAAGCCTGGCGAAAACGATACGCCAATTGAGGGCGGCTTTTCGTGGTACATGGGCGACATGAATCTTAACGACTTCTCATTCGCCAAGAATCACGATTTAAGTAACGAGTTCAAAGTCAGCGATAAGTTTCAAGATGGGATGACAAGACAGCTACCATCTGGCGATCCCAAAGCATCAATAAACATCTGGCAGCAATACGCCTCGCCAGTATGGTTCGATATTGGTCAATCTAACACCTTGCAATTCCGTGAAGCTCGCGACAACGACGACGAAAAGCACATTTCACCGCTTCAACTCGATGTTATTGAGCGTTGTTTACAATTATGGTCTATGCCTGGTGATGTTGTATTTAGTCCGTTTATGGGTATTGGTTCAGAGGGTTATGTTGCGCTCAATATGTTAGATGGGCCGCGCAAGTTCATCGGGACGGAATTAAAAGAAAGCTATTACAAAGTAGCCGTTAAAAACTTAGACGAAGCAGAATTAAACGAGGAACAAGGGGATTTATTCGAATGATCACTATCAGCAAAAACAACCTGGACGAAATAAAGCAAGTTTGTAGCATTGCAAAAACAAAGTCGCCGCTTGAAATATTGCAAAACGTAATGATTGACGCAGTAGCAAATCAGTTGCATTTAACAGCCAGTAATCTGGAAATTGAGATCACGCGATCAATTGAAGCGCAAACGGATTCAGAATTTAAAACAACCGTTAACGCGCAGAAGTTTAACCAGGCAATTGCGGCTTGTGGCGAGTCTATAAAGATTGAACAGGTGGATGGTGCGCTGCAAATAAAAAGCGGTCGTAAGCGTTTCAAATTGCCAACCATTGAGGCTGATAACTTTCCGGCTTTGCCAGAGTTTAAAGAGATGCAAACGCTTGATATTGACTCGCTAGAGTTGGCGCAACTAACTAAATCAGTGGCTTTTGCTTCTGCGGTTAACGATGTCAGGTTTATATTAAACGGCGTTTATGTAGGTCAGCATATCGTCGGGACCGATGGCCATCGCATGAGTTGGATTGATGCAAATCTAGATTGTGATTTAATCATTCCGCGCGAGTCGGTTAATGCCATGCCGGAGATTGGCGGCGGCAAGGTTTATTATAATAATAATATACTCGCACTTGAATTTAATGACATGCAATTCAAGATGAAATTAATAGACGGTAAGTTCGTTACTTATCAGCGATTAATTCCAGAATATGACAAGTCTATAGCTGTTAACAAATCAGAATTAATTGACTCTATTAAGTCAGCCATGATCACAGCCAATGAAAAAAGCCGAGCGGTTGCGTTCAAGTTTGGCGGCGACGAGTCAACGGTGAAATCAAAAAGCGGAACTGGTCACGACTCAGAAATCGGATTTGCGGCGGATTGCGCGGAGGAAATCGAAATGGCGATCAACTCGGATTATTTGCTGGCGGCGGT